CAAACCGGTGTCACAGGAGACTATAAGGAGTGCTTTGATGTATCTCTGGAATGGCCAAATGTGCATTGGTACTGTTGTCTTATTGAGATTGGAGGTAATAGCGATCCTATTCGTTATTACGCGAACACCCACAACGTCAAAGCCGCTACAGGCATGTCGTTTGGGAACTTGACTAATGTCGTTCCCATCTTGAAAGAGAAGTGGAGTGTTGGGCATGCTAGTGATTTATCAAGCATCTCCTCCGCGCTTGTTGGAAAATACATGGAGCAAGGCACCAAGCCTTTGCCTGTTGTTCGAGCTGAGGTTACTGATATTCCTCAGGTTGCAATGTGGTATGGTTTGGATCCCGAGACTCGAACAGAGTTTCAGGTGAGTCCCGGTTCGTATATTGTGCGGAATAATGAGATTTTCCACAATTTTGCGACCGCAAAAGGATCTTGTGGGAGCATTTTGGTTGCTCCAGGTGGTGGCGTTTTGGGTATTCATTGGCGGAAAAAAACAATGAACCCCGAGTATCTAATGCTGCTATCCCCATCATTGATTTAAAAGTGTAAGCCCACCCAAAGTGGTGGGCCCCAAGAACGTTGGAATACGTGAGGAAATAGTTTATCGAGTCTGGAGCCAGATGGCCCTCGGAACAAATACCTATGAATTTTTCAACTATTTGGGTAAATTACCTAGCCCTCCAAAACCATTATTTGTGAATCCCTACCTAGAAAAAGGTTATCTTTATGAGACCAAGGTACCAGAGGATATGAAAATATGGTTTGACGAGAATGCCGGTGATTATTGTTACACGTATGATACAAAACGCACACTCGACGTGTCTGTCCGAAAGATGGATAAAGCGGTGTGTAGGAACTATTTGGATCACCCCTTATGGCCTGCTTGTGTCTCACTTCTGCATAAGAAGTGGGGCCCACAGCTAGCTGTTTCGCAGATGACTCCTTCTGAGATTATCCAAGACATGGATCTCACGAAGGCGCCTGGTTGGCTAGAAACACATCGTGGCTTTCGATCGAAAGGCGATTGTATTCTAGGTGGCTTGATTGATGAATTTATGGATTCAACTATTCTCAAAGAGATCCCGTTATGGAAAGTCTCTGGTAAGAATGAAATCAAAGAAACAGCGGTCTATGTTGGTGAAATGAAACAGAGAACGTTTATTATAGAACCCATGTCCATGTTGTGGCAGGATAAGAAAATTTTTGGTCGTCAAAATGAAGCAATCAAAGATTTTTGGTGGAGTGCATATGGTTTTAACCCCTATGAAGGGGGAGTGAGCCGTATGGCACACCGCCTGTCACACTTTAAGAGATATTGGGAGTGGGATGTCAAAGGTTTTGACCGATTGTTTCCCCACATGAAAGATGTTCAAGACTTGAGATGTGAATCAATCCCTGATGATCCATTTAAACAATGGGTTGCTAGGAATAAGCAAATTAGTACAATAGTGTTGCCGAATGGTGATGTGGTAGAAAAGAGCTGGGGTAACAACTCTGGTTCTGGAACCACTACTGGTGATAATATTATTGGAATGTCTTTTCCTATCATCTTGGCTTTCCTTGAATTAGGGTTGAACGAGGTGTAGATTGATAGCATAGTAGAATGTTTTATATTTGGAGATGATGTATTGGGCGGCGATAATATCAATGTTTCCGATGAAGTTTTCAGAGAAGTTTTTGTTAAAACTTTCTCACTCTTTGGATTTGAATTTGATCCTTTTGTAATATCGCATAGCTTAGAAGGCATGACGTTTTTAGGATTTATTTTACATGAGATAGAGCCAAGGGTGTTTGTACCAATATACAAGCTCCCTAGGTTGTGTTATTCATTTCAACATGCTCTCACGAAAGGAGTGCATATTGACAAAGAGTTATCAAAGATGATTTCGCTCATGCTTATGTCAGCAGGACATGGGGAATTTGTGTATAATCGGTTTCGCGATGCAATTGAATTTGCACTCGTACGTACCTCACATCCCTACGTTGCAAAATTATTCACTAAAGGACTTGAGTACAGCCTTCCAACATTTAAAGCAACCTTAGATTGGTATGCTGGAAATTTGGAGGGTCGGAAAACCTTTGAATTTCTTAGGAAGGAGGTTGGAATAAAAGAAATTTTATGTGATGTCGAAAGCAATGAAAGCACAAAAGCGAATAGAGAGACAAGCTCTAGCTGTGGGGTGTTCCCCTGCAGCTATTGAGTGGATGGAATGTGCGTTGGATCCGTTCCCGGATGGGGAACGAAATCTTGCCGGTTATCCCGACATGATAACCGCCAAGTCAATAGTCCAATCCTTTCGCCAGAAACAGACCCTTAACGGGCCTGGAGCTGGTAATTGGGATTGTTCTGTTGCATATGATGGGTGTTTTAATGCAGCTCCCGTTGTTACTCAGAACCCTTCAGCAAATCAGCTGACCGTATCTGTTCAAGGAGCAACTCCTTACAATATGGGTGGGGTGAATGTACGATGGGCTGCATCAGGCACCAATCTTGATGTACCAACCACTATTAATGCATCATGTATGGCCCCAATTGTTAATTTGGGTGTGCCATTTCGTGTTTTAGCTGTTGCCATAGAGATATGGAACACTACAGCTCCCTTGTATCGTCAAGGGAATTGTGTCGTTTGGAGACAACCACGAACACCACAGGATCGAACAGTTAATACTTTACTCTGGACTCCAGTGGCGACAAATTATTATGGAAGTACCATGAATTATACTTACCCACCAACTCCTAGTACAGCTACCAATGCATTGATTCTAAATGGGAGTCAATCTTGGTCGGCTGAGAAGGGTGTATACATGGTTGGAACACTAGCAAAGGCTGATATTCCTATCTGGGATAGTGGAGTTGCTAATTCGACAGCGTATGAGGTTGTTTCAAATGGACAATATTATACTACATCGATTACAACCGGAGGGACTCAGCCCTATATTGCAACTTCAGTATGTGATTCGAACTTTAACCAGTTTGGAGCATACTTTACTGGGTTGAGTCAACAAACAACACTTGATGTCGTATGGCACTATGTTGTTGAGAGATTCCCCAATGCAACACAAACCGATTTGGTCACAATGGCGTCGAACTCATGCCCTTATGACCCTAGAACTTTGGAGTTATATTCTCGAACTGTTTGGCATCTCCCAACTGGTTGTTGGGTAGAGGAGAATGGTCTTGGAGATTGGATCTGCAGTGTTGCAGACACTCTTGGAAGTTTTGGGGTCCCAGGGATGGGGATAGTGAAAGGAGTTGTGAATGGTCTTGGTATGACCGCTAAAGTTTTAGGAACCCCCGATAACTTTGGTGCGTCGAATAACAAAGCACCTGCTCCTGAACAACGCACTGTTTCTCCCCCAGTGAAAGTACAAAGAGTTAAACCCGCCCGCATTGGGCCTCGTTTACCAACTGGAAAATTTCACTCGGAGGAGGCAAAGGCCAAAAAGAGGAAACGAAAAGCGAAAGCGCTTGCGCGCAAATAGCTGAGGGACTTGAATTTCATGTTTTTCAGATTTTACATTATTTTCATTTTCCTGTAGAAATACAAAAATTGCTTATAAATGGTAATTAAATTCGTAGGATTAAACCTCTACGAAGCATGTTTACATGTAGACCGGTTACACGTAATGGTGGAGGC